TGCTATTACCACTTGGGGAATTTTTGCAGAGAATGAAGGTGATCCTCAACATATAATTTTACTTGATGCATTAAAAGAACGTTTAGAGTTTCCTGATCTAAGACGTCTTGCAAAAGAGCAATATGATTACTGGCAACCTGAAACAGTTTTAGTTGAAGCAAAAGCTTCTGGTCTTCCATTGACATACGAACTCAGACAGATGGGGATACCCGTCGTTAATTATACTCCCTCTAAAGGTAACGACAAACACAGCCGTGTAAATTCTGTAGCCCCACTGTTTGAGTCCGGAATGGTTTGGGCTCCTAAGGATAGAGAGTTTGCTCAAGAGGTTATTGAAGAGTGTGCATCATTTCCATATGGAGATCATGATGACTTAGTAGATAGCACCACACAAGCTTTAATGCGATTTAGACAAGGGGGCTTGATTATTCATCCAGAAGACTATAAAGATGAGGAGCTTCCAAGAAAAAAACGAACTTATTATTGGTAAATGACATTTGTATTTAAACACCCAAGTAAGTATAAAAGACTTACAACAACTGTACCACCAAAGTCAGGGCCATTATCACAGGGCTTGAATATTGAGTATAATACTGTTAAAGATGTAAAACTGGAGAAAATTAATGGCAGAAATCGACAAAGCACTTCCAAACGAAGTTAGAAAAGAAATTGAAATTGAAGGTCCTGAAACAGCGGCCGAAGAGAATATTGAATTAAGAGAAGAATTACCTGATCAAGGTGAAACTGAAATTACACCCATGGAAGATGGTGGTGTAGAAATTAATTTTGAACCAGGAGCCTTCAACCAGGCTCAAACAGAAGGACACTACGACAATCTAGCTGAGTTATTACCAGAGGAAATATTGATGCCTCTTGGTTCAGAATTACATCAAAACTATTCAGACTATAAATCTTCAAGACAAGATTGGGAACAAGCTTACATAAAAGGTTTAGATCTTTTAGGATTTAAGTATGAACAAAAGACAGAACCCTTTCAAGGAGCTTCGGGTGCCACGCATCCTGTTCTAGCAGAAGCGGTTACTCAATTCCAAGCATTGGCTTATAAAGAATTGCTCCCGGCTCAAGGACCAGTAAGAACTCAAACTGTTGGAGCACCATCACCTGAAAAATCTACTCAAGCAGAACGAGTAAAAGAATTTATGAATTATCAATTGATGGATCAAATGCCAGAGTATGAAACTGAGTTTGATCAAATGTTATTTTATTTACCACTATCAGGTTCTGCATTTAAAAAAGTTTATTATGATGAATTATTAGGAAGAGCTGTATCAAAGTTTGTTCCTGCTGATGATTTAATTGTTCCGTATGCAGCTACCTCATTAGATGATGCGGAATCAATTATTCATCGAATTAAAACTTCTGGAAATGATTTAAGAAAACAACAAGTCGCAGGATTTTATAGAGATATAGATTTAACTCCTAGTTATGACAATGAAACAGATTTAGATAAAAAAGAACATGAGTTAGAAGGTATGAGACAAACAGGTAAGAACGAAGATGTCTTCACATTACTTGAATGTCATGTTAACTTAGACATCGAGGGTTTTGAAGATCGAGGACCCGATGGGGAAATCACTGGTATTAAATTACCTTATATTGTAACGATCGAAGAAAACTCTCGACAAATTTTATCGATCAGAAGAAACTATGAAATCGGTGATCCATTAAGAAAAAAGATTTCATACTTTGTTCATTTTAAATTTTTACCTGGTTTAGGTTTTTATGGATTTGGTTTAATCCACATGATTGGTGGATTATCAAGAACAGCAACATCAGCTTTAAGAAGTTTATTGGATGCAGGAACATTATCAAACTTACCTGCTGGATTTAAGCAAAGAGGAATCAGAATTAGAGATGATGCACAATCTATACAACCTGGTGAATTCAGAGATGTAGATGCTCCTGGTGGAAACATAAGAGATGCGTTTATGACACTTCCATTTAAAGAGCCAAGTGCAACACTTCTTCAACTTATGGGTGTCGTTGTACAAGCTGGTCAGCGTTTTGCATCTATAGCTGACATGCAAGTAGGTGAGGGTAATCAACAAGCTGCAGTGGGGACGACAGTTGCATTGCTTGAACGTGGATCACGAACCATGAGTGCGATTCACAAAAGATTATATGTATCACTTAAAAATGAATTTAAATTATTGGCTAGAGTATTTAAACTTTATCTACCTCAAGAATATCCTTACGATGTTGTAGGTGGTCAAAGAGTAATTAAACAAGCTGACTTTGATGACAAGGTAGATATTTTACCAGTTGCAGATCCAAATATATTTTCTCAAACTCAAAGAATATCTTTAGCACAAACTGAATTACAACTTGCTCAATCGAATCCACAAATTCATAATTTGTATGCAGCATATAGAAATATGTATGAAGCATTAGGAGTTAAGAACATAGATTTAATTTTAAAGAAACCACCACAACCAATGCCTAAAGATCCATCTTTAGAACATATTGATTCATTAAGTGGTATTCCATTCCAAGCATTTAAAGGACAAGACCACAGAGCTCACATTACAGCTCATATTAATTTTATGAGTACGAATATTGCAAAAAATAATCCTGTAATTAATGCTTCATTACAAAAAAATATATTTGAACATATTTCTTTGATGGCTTTAGAACAAGTTGAAATGGAATTTGTACAAGAGATACAACAATTACAAGCTATGCAACAAAATCCACAAGCAATGCAAAACCCACAAATGCAACAAATGATTATGCAATTGAATATGAGAATTGAATCTAGAAAAGCTGTATTGATTGCAGAGATGATGGATGAATTTATTCAAGAAGAAAAGAAAATTAACGGTGATTTTGGTAATGATCCTATTGCAAAACTAAAAGCAAGAGAGCTTGACATCAGAGCACAAGAAAATTCTAGAAGAAAAGAGCTAGATGAAGAGAGAATTAACGTTGATAAGATGAAAGCGATGATGAATCAGATGACTGATCAACAAAAATTAGATCAAAATGAAGATTTAGCACAATTAAGAGCTGATACATCTATTGAAAAAACTATTTTACAGCATGAATTAAAAAATAAAGGTGGAATGTAATGAAAAAAGCAGAAAAAAAGATAGCAAAAGTCATGAGAGAGTTTAAAAAAGGTAAATTACCGATTGGAAAATCTAAAAAACCTGTTAAAAGTAGAAAACAAGCAATAGCAATTGCTCTTTCTGAAGCAGGTAAGAGTAAACCTAGGAGAAAAAATGAAAAAAAATAAAAAAATGACTGCTGCAAAAACAGAAATCGGTTATCCAAACGGCGGAAAAGAAATTCAAACGCCAAAAGCCGGTGAAGTTATGACTGATAAAGTAAAAGGTCAAAAAAGAATGCTAGCAGAAAAGAAAAGCACAGTTACTTGGTATTAATATGTGGTTCAGCGCTATTAAATTAGCCGCACAAGCTGGCTCACACATTTTTAAAAACCGTCAGAAGACAAAAATGTTAATGGCGGATGCACAAATGCGTCATGCAGAGAAAATGGCGAATGGTGAAGCTGAATATCAAGGTAAATTATTAGAGTCTAGAAATTCAGATTGGAAGGACGAATTTATTTTATTATTATTGTCGGCTCCAATAGTATTACTTGCATGGGCAGTATTTTCTGATGACCCTGCAGCTATGGAAAAGATGAAATTATTCTTTGAGTATTTTTCACAACTTCCATTTTGGTATCAAACAATTTTTGTTGGAGTTATAGCAAGTGTCTATGGACTTAAAGCAACAGATTTAATTAAACGTAAATAGGAGAAAACTATGAAACCAAAAAAGAAAATCCCTGCCGGTAAAAAAGGTAAAGGTATAAGAGCTCTTAAAAAGAAAGCTCCTCAAGTAGCTAAAAGAATGGGTTACAAAAAAGGAATGAGAGCTTGTGGCTAAAAAATTAACACCATCTGAGAAGTATCAACAACTTAAAAAGCATACTGAAAATGCTGGTATGAAAGTTGTAGAAAAAGATGGTAAAATTGTAGTTAAAAGAAAAAGGAAAAAATAATGGCTAAACTTTGTGCAAAAGGAAAAGCTGCAGCTAAAAGAAAATTTAAAGTGTATCCAAGTGCATATGCTAATATGTATGGATCAGCAGTTTGTTCTGGTAAAATAAAACCAGGTGGTAAGAAAAAACCTAAGAGAAAGTAATGGCTGGTTTAAGAAAATGGGTTCAAGAAAAATGGGTAGATATTGGAGCTCCGAAGAAGAACGGAAAATATCAACCGTGCGGGAGATCCAAGGGAAGCAAGAGAAAGTATCCAAAATGCGTACCACTTGCAAAAGCCACACGAATGACAAGCTCGCAAAAGGCGAGTGC